GTGCGAGGGTCTTTCTTCTTATTGACCGCACGAACTTTCTTAATCTTGCGAGGATCGATATAAACTAGTTCTTGAATGCCAAGTCTTGGTTGCTTTTGGTCAAGCAAAACTTGATAGAACAAACGACCATCGATATACCAGTTACGGAATACATCTTGTCCAAAATTAGAAAAGTCTAATAAGCGAAGAACATTATCAAATTCTTCACGGATCGCTTTCTTAATTTTTTCTGGCTGCTCTAAATCGTCCAAAATGATAGTGACTGATTTGCCAGTTACATCGTGGACGATAGATTCATTGACAATATCGTCAATTGCAGTTTCTAACTCAGGTTGCATCGCTACCTCACGGTAGCGTGTAATAAGATCACCTTCGTTCTTAAAGCTGGCTTCAAGATCTAGGTATGTGCCAAAATAACCACCAGAGGTGATATTAACGGCACCGTCATCAGCAACAGGTGCAGCCAGTTGGGGCTGCACCTGAGTTGCTTCACTTTTCTTACTACGAACTAACTCAAAGCCAAATAGATTAATGGCCATTCAAATTCTCCATCATGTAATCGGTCAATAAACTATTAAGCGATGAGGCGAGTATTGTCACCTGGTTGCGCTTCCCACCACTGGTAGGCAAAGGTAACTGAATACTCTTCGATAGCATCATTTGTTCCCCAATCTAGGTCAATAGCAGCAATATTGGTTGGGAACATACCGATAAAGTGGTATGTAGCAGCCTTACCGCCGAGCTTGCCGTAGTGAGTCACCTTAGCCTGTGTGCCGTAACCGCCAATGTTACCTGGCTGCGAGCTTAGGTTTAGAGCTGCTGGATCGCGTTGATTTCCTGCATGGCTGTTAATACCATTCATCCAACGTTCGAAAGCGCTTCTGATTAGGAAGTCTTCGTCGTTAAGAATGGTTACAGTCCAGTCAGCAAATGTACGATTACCAGCAAACTTTACCTCACGACCGAAGTATTGTACAGGGGCAACGCCAATTGTCGATTCTGGCAATTGGGCAGCCTTGCACATAAACTTCGAACTTTCTGCAGCACGCTTGCTGTTCAAAATAAAGTTAGGGAAAGTTAGTTCAACTTCGAAGAGGTTGGCGCGAGCGCCGTCGTTCTTCATCTCAGCACGAAATTGATTAATATTAAAAGCCATTATAGTCTCCTGACTTAACTATTTGTATTTATTAGAAACGACCGACGATTTCATCGAAGGCAACACCGCTTCTAACTGCCACGAAGTTCAGCTGGATGAAGTTGATGCTTCTTGCTGGCTTGACGTAGATGTCGCCAACAAACTCATTACGGTCAATAACCGATGGTGGGTTGTTGGTTTCATCGCAAACAACGCGGAAGTCATAGATACCACGACGACCCTGAACATCTCTCAAGAATGGCTCAATTAGAGCAACGAACTGAGATCTTGTGAACTCATCGTTGAACTCGAATAGTGCTTGGCGCGAAGCCTTCGAAATTGCCTTCTCAAGAACAATGAATAGACGACGAACGTTGATACGGTCAAACGCTGACGAACGACCCTGCATTGTCTTGTCTCCGTAGAGGATTGTACCCTCGCCTGGGAACGAAACAACTGGGTTTACGCCATTCTTGTAAAGTGTATCGCGCTCACTTGGTAATGGGTTGAACGATAGTTTTACAATGTTACGAATTTGACCACGACTTAGACCTGCTGGCGAGAACCATGGGTCACGTGTTGTGTCAGTGCGTACGCATAGACCAGCGATGTCAGCATTCAAAGGAACCCAACGATATACGTCGTTGTACTTGTCATACTGATACTTCCAACCAGAGTCCATTACGCCGTAAGATGTTGATCTTCTAGCGTTACGGTTATTGACAACGTCAGTTACCTTGGTCGTTGAAGTTACTGCATTTGCATATTGCGGGGAAACAAATGCTACGCAGTCTTTACGGGTGTCAGCGATTAGAAGGGTAGTGTTAGCAACCTGTCCTACATCAATCGCTGCATTAGCAGAATATCCGCAGTCACCAGAAAAGAGCAAGGAAATGTCATATGATTCTTTGTCTGCGAACAAATTAAATGCATTCTCATAGTCATCAGTATGAGGTGTACCATTTGTACCGTTCATTAGCGAGTTGGTTACTACTGCTGCTGGGCTGTGGTATGATGTAGTTGCTGCGTCTACAAGTGTAGAAACAGGCTGACCCCATGCATTTGCACTTATTGCTGATGCATTGTCTGGGTGACCGAGCCAGTGAATATACTTAGAAGTGCGATATACGGCTTCTTTGTAATAATTTGCTGTTCCGTCGTTTGTCTTAGCATCAGATGCCTTTGAAACGTATGCGAAACGCTCTAGAACTGTGTTTGCAGCGCCAGAAAACTGGCCATCTTCGTCAACAACAACGATGTGCATTTCGTCATTTGCTGTTGCTAGACCAGACTGAGCAGCATAATCTGAAGTACCTGGAGCGCTATCAAAGAAGATAGCATATGGCCAAGCACTATATGCTGCTGTAGTTGCACAAACAGAAACTTTTAGCGAATTGCCGAGCTTGCCTGGGAAGCGGGCTGCCCAGTAAAGATCTGAACTTGCTGTTAGATATTCGTTTGTCGAATAATCTATATCGTTTGGAATTACTACCTTAGCTGGACGCTTTACAGCTGTGCTGATCGCCTTGTCTCTACCATTGTTGGTAAAGGCAGCAGTTACAGTAAAGACGTTTGCATTAGTAATCGAATCTACGACGCGAATTTCGCTGTTGCAAGTAACATAGTCGCCTACAACTAGTTGAGTAAAACCTGCACTAGTACTACCTAAAGAAGAAGTATTTGCTTCTACTAGAGTTGATGTTAGGTTAACTTCAACAGAATTTAACGTAAGAGTAATCGATACGTTAGCGCGATTTGCATCTAAACCACCAACAGAATTATATGTTGAGTCTGATGCGTTACTTGTTTCACGGATTACGCGAACGAGGTTTAGATCGTTACCGTAACCTAGGAAATTTGCAGCGGAAAGGAAAGAACCTGCAGTTGAGTTATCAGGCTTAAAGAATCTCTCAAGGAGATCAGATTCGCTCGAAACTTGTACGACAGTATTTGCTGGACCCCAACGAAAGAAACCAGCTGTTGCGCCCGAAGAGACGCCTACGGATGGAACTGACGAGGTCAGATCGATTTCAGAGGTATTGACCCCTGGAGAAACTAAAAGTGCCATGTTTTTACTCCCTGTGGAG